TTTTTAGGATACAAACCAAAAGTTACAAGTCCAGCAGTAACTAAAATTTCAATATACCAACTTGTTCCTTCAATTGGAACTGGGATAGACAATAAACCTGACGAAAAATATTTCTTAAAAATAAAAGCAGGACTTAGAATAAAATCAAAAACTAATGGGATATTATTTAGAACAACAGATATAGTAGATTTTTCTGACGAAACAGAAAGAGAAACAACCATATATCAACGAAATATAACTACTGGAGAACCTACATTTTATTTATTCAAAAAATATATAGATGCAATTTCTGCAACAGAAGAAACACAAACTTTTACATTTGGAAATTATAAAGCTTTTGAATCAATTAAGTTGACAGAATCAAATATAATAGAAATATATGATGTAAGAGATTCTAATGGAAACAAATATTATGAAGTACCATATTTAGCTCAAGAAATGGTATTTATTCAAGAACCAAATTCTCCATCTAACGATCCTGATTTATATCAATTTAAATCAACTGTACCTTACATTTTAAAAACAATAAAAACTTCAAGGAGATTTGTTACTAAAATAAATTCTGATAGTACAACTACCATACAATTTGGAGCAGGAGACCCTACGGCATCTGATGAATTATTGATACCAAATCTCAAAAATGTAGGATTGGGATTACCAAATTCCATAAATAGATTAGAAGAATCTTTTGACCCTACTAATTTTTTGAAAACAAAAACTTATGGCACTTCTCCATCAAATACTACAATTACAGTTAAATACTTTATTGGTGGTGGTGTGGATTCCAATATTACACAAGGAGAATTAACACAAATTGATGGAATAGAATTTGAAGAAGATTTATCACAATATAATACTAGCGAAAGAGTTTTATACGATAATATAAAAACATCAGTTGCGGTTGATAACGAAATACCAGCTATTGGTGGTAGAGATGGTGAAACAATAGAAGAAATAAGACAAAACGCATTAGCAAATTTTGGTTCTCAAAATAGAGCAGTAACTGCAAAAGATTATCAAGTAAGAGCATTATCAATGCCATCTAAATTTGGTGGAATTGCTAAAGCATATGCTGTAGCTGATGGTACTTTAGATAATAATTCACCATCATCAATATTAGCATCACCAAATGCATTGCAAGAATTTACTGATTTGGTTATGGGATTTGTAAATAAACCAGATACAGAAGAACCAAATTTAGCAAGTGTTAAATCTGAAATCACACAATTTTTAATTGGAAAAACTTCAAATGAAAATGAAAAAAACAATCCGTTTGCTATAAACCTTTATTTATTAGGGTATAATTCAAATGGGCATCTTACTACATTAAATAGAGGTATTAAAGAGAACTTAAAAACATATTTTAATGAATATAGAATATTGACTGATGGAATAAATATAAATGATGGTTTTATAATTAATATAGGATTGGAATTTGAAATTATATGTTTTCAAAATTATAATAAAAATGAAGTTTTAGCTAAATGTATAACTGATTTAAAAGATTATTTTATTATTGATAATTGGGGATTTAATCAAACTATAAATTTGAGTGAAGTTGAATTACTTATTGCAAATGTAGAAGGTGTACAATCAGTTCCAATGCTAAAGGTTATAAATAAATGTGGTGGTATTTATTCAGTAAATTCCTACAATATAGAAGCGGCAACTAAAAGTAAGATAGTGTATCCATCTTTAGACCCTTCAATTTTTGAAATTAAATACCCAGATTCAGATATTAAAGGTAGAGCAAGATAATGGCATACTATTTTTTAACAGCATCAAAAGATGCAGCAGTTTATCTTCAACAACCAAATCAAAATACTGGTTTGGATGAAATATTAGAAGTTAGTAAAGTATATTATGGAAATATAAAAGATATTTCACGTAGTTTTATTAAATTTGATGTTGGTTTTTTATCAGCATCTTTAACAAATACCTCTTTAGGAATGCAACAAGCGACTTTACTTCTAAAACAAACTAAAAGTGAAGAGATTCCATTACAATATACATTGTATGCTTACAAAGTATCTGGAAGTTGGGAAATGGGAATAGGAACAAGATTTGATAATATTTCTACACAAGGTATAACATGGAATTATAGAGAGGGTGATAGTAAATTAGATTGGCTTGAAAATACTTTGGCAGCAGGTACTGATGCAAATCCAAATAATGGACAAGGTGGAACGTGGTGGATTGCAAACGCAGCATCCCAATCCTTTGATTACCAAACAGCAGATATTGAAATGGATATCAAAGAAATGTTAAAAAGTTGGATGAGCGGTTCAATCAATGGCGGAACTCCAAATGATGGACTTGTTGTAAGACATTCGGATAGTTTTGAAAACGATACAAAAGATTATGGTAAACTTAAATTTTTTAGTAAAGAGACGAATACCATATATGAACCAAAAATAAGAGTTGGTTATAATGACCAAACATTTTCTACGGGCAGTTTATTGCCATTAACTACAGATGATAAAAAAATAGGAATTGTAAATTTAAAAAGCGAATACAAAATTGGTACTATTGTAAAACTTAAATTATTTGCTAGAGAACTTTTTCCTTTAAAAACATTTACAAATTCATTTTCATATAATACATCAAAATATTTACCACAAACATCTTATTATCAAATAAAAGACTTTGCATCTGATGACATAATAATTCCATTTAGCGATTATTCCAAAATTAGTTGTAATTCCGAAGGTAATTTTATAAATTTAAATCTTTCAAATTGGAAAGACGGCAGAGTTTATAAAATTGAATTTAGAATAGATAATGATGGTGTTTCAGATTATTATGATGATGAATTAACATTTAGTGTAGTTAAAAATTAAAGATGATAAAAACCGGTCTAAAAAATGATTCATTAGTAAACTCCATTGAAATTAGTGGGTCACTAAGTGTGCGTTCTAAAAATGATAATGGAATGTATGAATTTAGAGATACTGATTTAGAAGATGGTGTTGTTTTTGGAAAGCTTGTAAAACCAAAGTATAATGTAGATGAATTAATTAAATCTATTGATACTACAATTTTTGAATTATTACCTGTAGAAGAACCAGAATTACCTGAGACTGTATTAAAAGTAATATATGATGCTGCATTAGAAGATATTAGACTCAGAGATATAACAATAGCTGAACAAACGGATATTATTTTAGATTTGAGAGCTAAAGTTACTGAATTAGAAATTGTATCACAAAGTTTACGAGTAGAAATTGATGGTAAAGAACTTTTAGTAGCAAATGCAGATAATATAGCTGCTCAATCAACTAATAAAGTTTCAACAACAATAATTGATTTACAAAATGCAATACAAAGAGCAATTGCTGAATCTATTCAACGAGTTTCTTTATTTGCAAGAAATCAAGCATTAGAACAGGAGTTAGGTGCTTTAAGAGACCAATTATATGGTAAGCAAGGTAAATTGGCAGAAGGTGCTAAAGTAGGTGAAGATTTTTCAGCAAAAATAATTGAGGTTAAAAATAAAGATATTGGAGATATAGCATATAGAGCAAGAGCAAATAAAAACACAGAAGAATTTATTAACGGACCTACCTTAGAATTAACTAATTTCACTACAGATAAGGATACAACAATAACATTTAATATTTCTGGAGACCCAATTATTAATGTTCCTGGCTCAGTAACTTTAAAAGCAGGTGAAACTAAAAATGTTACATTAAAAGAAAATATTGGTTGGATTAGAGACCAAAAACCTAAAGGTTCTGTAGGTTTTGCTGGAGATAGAGAGTATAGAAGCTCATTAAAAATTAAATCAAGTGCAGGTTCTAGTTCTGAGGTTTCTTTATCAATATATTTAGAGAAGTTTAGGGGAAGTAGTTAAAAGTAAATAATATGGCATTACAATCAATAAAAAGTGTAATTGAAAATAAAGGCTATTTAATCGACCAAAAAGATAGGGCTATCTTTGAGTTGGGAGATTTACAATCATTTTTTGGTTTTAGTGAAAATGATGCCATAGAATTTATTGTTTATGATTCAAATGATAACCAATTGCCGCAAATAAATGGAGAATTGGTTAGGTATATAACACTATCAACACAAAATATAAATGATTATTTTTTAATACCAAACGGAACAATTTTTCAAAAATATCAACTTCCAAAAGAATATTTCATAGATGTTGAAAGATTATTAAGAGAGGCTGGATATAACAATGGTATATTTAAAACTCAAATTACTTTAATAAATAAAAGAGTTGGTAGTAACAATATTTTGGATAAAATGTGGATATCAGAAATATCGCCATCAAGAACGGAAGTGAGATTGTTCCCACTAATAAAGAACCAACCCGCTGAATTATTAGATAATTTAAAAGAGCGATATAACACATTTGTAAATAATAAAAAATTTAGAGAAGATTATATAATCCAAGCATTTGAATACATTGAAAAAATAAACCCTTCTTTAGTTGGTTCTTTTTTAAAAACTAAATATGGAGAGTCTTTTTTTCAATCAATGGTAAATGAATATAAAATACAAAGTTTTGATATTTTTGTTACTAATGTACATAAATTATTTATGGAAGCATGTATTTATGAATTTACAAATAGAATATCAGATATAAATGATATAAATTATGGTAAAGCAAAAAAAATTAAACCAAAAGTTACAATATATAGTAATGAATTGCAAGCATCTATACAAAAAATACTCGTATCTGTATTAAATAAATTTTTACCAAATCCAGATATTAAAAATACATCAACATTTGATTTATCTACAAATGAAAGTTTAGATGAGGTATCTACGATTTTACAAAAAACAACATCTGATGTTATAGTTGAGACTGGCAAACCAGTTGTTAAAACAATCGCTGTTGTAGAAAAAAAAGAACCTGTACTAAATACTGATATCAAATATAAATTAAAAAAACAATTACCAATAGACGAACCACCACCAATAATAAAATTTCCTAAAGATATGATTCCGCCGGTTGATGACTCAGGACCTATTATTGATATTATAAAAGTAGATGATATTCCTATAAAGCAATTTCCAATGGAGGATATTGTTATTTCAGACGTTATAATAAAACCATTTCCGGAAACTGATATAAGAATACCAATTCAAAAAGATTTAGATGAAAATTCAGATAAAAGAAATGATAAAATATTTGGCGGCGGCGGTTCTAAATTTAGAAGTATAGGTAAAAATAAATCAAATGGCGAAATAAATGTTGATGATTATTTTTCTAAAGAAATAGAAAATCTGAATTACGAATAAATATGGCAAGAATACTTGATATAGAGGATAGTTTAGAACCAAAAAGTGATGCACAAAAATTAGAATTTTTAAATGCATTAGAAAGCGGTGTTTCTGAAAATGGGGATGTATATATAAAAAACCCATCAACCGGCGCACCTATTCCGGTATCAAAAAAACCAGAATCAATTGGCACAATAAACTATACACCTGATTTCAGATTTGTTATCAATTCTTCTGAAAAAAATTCTTATGTATGTATAAATGGTGAAAATATATTTAAATCAACACCATATTCTTTTGATATAAATGTAGAAGATGTACTAAAGCAAAATAATAGTTATACTATTGAAGTAAAAAAAGAAGGGTATATTAATAATGAAAAATATATTATTGAAACTCTTTTAGATTACAAATATTATAAAGACGATTCTTTTATTAGGGATTTGACTCCTGTCGATAATAATTACAATCAATTTGACAAAGATGGGCTTCCAAATAGAAATTTTGATTCGGGCGCAAAACGAGCTTCAGAACCAGTTTTTGTAAAAGAACCAATTTATACTTTAAGGATAACAAAATACGAAAATGATATTCTTGTACCATATGATTATGATGTATCTAGTAAAATAAAAAATTTAGATTTTAATAATTTTAAATTAAAAGATAGATTACCAATTGATTATACACCTAAAGAAAAACTTGAATCTTTAGATATTTCTTTAAATGGGCCCGAGTTTTCTGCAATTTTATTAATAAATGATTCCGAAAGAATTGAATTAAAAAAAGGTGAAAATAATTTATTGTATCCATCTGGTACAAAGGTAAAAATTGTTGAAGCTAATAAAACTTTTAGAATTGTTAGTATAGTCTTAACGGGTAAAACAGAAAAAAAATTAATTGAAGCAGAGGATACATTAGAAAGTATAAAAAGTGATTTTATTTTAAAATCAAATTTGGCGATAGAAATAATATCAGAATTTATTAATATTACTGTAAAAGAATTACCAAGTTTATTTTTTAGTAATGAAAAAGAATTTTCTAAATATAATATTAATTCAAAAGCTGGAGTAGTTATTGGATTAAAAAAAGCTGGAAATTTAGATAATGTAAAAGCTTTTCTTAATAACCAAACTATTGATTTCGGAAATCCTTTTGAAACTGTAAGAGGAGAAACGGCAGCTATAGCAATACCTGAAAAATATTTTGATAAAATTGGTGTATATAAATTAAGTTTAGTACCATCAAATCAAGATGGAAATGGTGAATCAATAGAATCTATTATTAATGTAGTAAGTGAAGCATATGTAGGAATACCAGATATACGAAATATAATCTATCCTTCTACAATAAAAGGTAAAGATTATTGTGGATATGATGTTGATTTTGAAATAGCATGGCAATCAATAAATACTGATTACATTTTAATAAAACCTTTTGGTACTTCTACAACAACAAAAGCTCAGGCGGCTGGAAAAATTAAATTTAATTATGGTGAATTATTAAAACTTGCATCTAAACAAGATGGTAACTCAATTACTTTAGTATTAACACCCTATAATATAAGTGGTATAGAAAAAGTAGTTGGTAAAGATGAATTAATTATTATAAATTTTGAAAAGTCTAATAAAATAGTACCAAAAGAAACTGCAATAAATAGAATAGCTGAAGGATTTTTGGGACAATTGAATCCAAACATATTTGCAGAAGAAAACTCAAAATATTTAACGCACGTTTTACATTTAGGTAATGGTAATAACAAAATAATTACAACTTGGCTTGGGGATAGAGAATCTTTGATATTAAAACTATACGAACCAATATCAACAGCAATTCAACCAAATGACCAAGTATGGATTTCTAAAATTCAATCGAATCCTATAATAGAAACCATTTCAATTACTGGTATTGATACTGATGTTTGTCCACAATTAAGAGGGCCAAACTTTTCAATAGAGCCAGATACCGGACTTGGATTCGAAGTATTTACGGATTTAATAGCTAGTGGTTCTACAACTTCGGATTCAATAGCAAATAGATACTTAGAAAGTGTTGGCATTGATACCAAAAAATTGAATATACAATATTCGAGTGGTTCTTTCTATACATTTGAAAACTTTTCCCATTTTGGTTCAGCTACCGAAAGAGCAGAAAACTTTTTCTTTAAAATAAAATTAATTGAAAAATTAAAAAATAGATATAATGCATTATCTGCAAATACATTTACTCCACCATATGAGGCGTATGAAGGTGGATTGACAGCTGAAGCTGCTTCTACACATGAAGTAGTATTAACTTTAGATGGTGCTCAAATATTAACGGAAGATGGATTGTATGATATCCTTTGGGAAGTTCAGCAATTTACAAGTCCCAGTCAAGCTAATGAGGCAAAAAAAATATTAGCAGATTTAAATGCAGCAATTAGAAATTTAGATGGATTTGAATATTATTTATATAGTTCAACTGATTCATTAGCATATCCTAAACAAATATTTGTAAATCCAATAACAAGTGTACCATCGTATATACTTAGTCCAACTACAAATACAAATGTTATAGCATGGTACGAAGCTTTGGTGCAATCAGCTATAAATTATGATAAGTACAATAATAATCTTTTAAAAAACAATATACCTGAATTTATTTATTCAGATTATAATAACGACCAATTTTTATTGTTCTTAGATATGATAGGACAGCACTTTGATATTATTTGGAGTTATATTAATGCATTAAATAGAGTAAAAGTTATAGAGGAAAAAGTTGATATGGGTATACCTGATGATTTGGTATGGCATTTATTAAAATCATTTGGTTGGGATGGTAAGAGAGCATTTGATTCTCAATATTTGTGGGAATATGCATTTGGACAGTATAAAGAAGGATTACAAAAATACTCAATATCATTAGAAGAAGCTAATAATCAAGTTTGGAGAAGAATTATAAATAATTTACCATATTTGTTAAAACACAAAGGTACAGCACGAGCTATGAAAGCTATTATGGCATGTTATGGTGTACCACAATCTCTTTTAACAATAATGGAATTCGGAGGACCTACTGACCCAACAAATGGTGGTTCTCAAAAATTTACTTTTGAAGATAGGACTGCAGCTATTTATTTACAAGAAAGTTCAAGCTTAATAATTCCATGGAAAGAAGTTGATGGAAACAAACCAGCAGTCATTGAGTTTAATTTTAAACCAAATACTTTACCAAATACTCAATATACATTACTATCGGCAAGTCAATGGACTTTAGACTTGATACAAACAACGGGTTCATTTGGAAAATTAGAATTAAATTTTGGTGGAGATGCATCTTTGGTATCTTATTTTGAATCAAGCGGTGTTTATTATCCATATATAACTTCGTCTGTTGAATATGTATTTGGTCCTGATTTGGTAACCGGAAGTTTAGATTTTCCAATATCTACAGAATATTATTCTACTATTTGTATTAATAGAAATGATTACGCTGGAAATGGTTCATTATTTGAAGTTTGGTTAGGAACATCTAATGGAGATAGAATTATCACATCAGTTAGTATGTCTATTTTTACAGAAGATACACAATGGACTAGTGGTTCATTTATACAAATTGGTGGTAATGGATTTAAAGGTAATATTGATGAATTCCGTTTATGGAGAGTTCCATTACAAAGAAGTAAATTTAATAATCATGTACTTCAGCCTGATTCAATAGCTGGTAATTCATATACTGCTTCTACAACTGATTTATTATTCCGTTTAGATTTTGAATATCCAAAAGATAGAACAGCAGACCCATTTATTAAAAATGTAGCAATAAATCAAAGTTATGGTGAATTATATGCTTCGGCAAGTAATATGTATTCTGCATCAACATATCCTTTTCAATATACACCATACGAAAGGACGGTTACGGCAACTGTACCATCTTTAGGATTTAACGTTTCAAATAAAATTCGTTTTGAAGAACAAACTTTAATTTCAAATCTTTCACATAGAATCAGAGCAACAAAAAAATCGTTTGATAGAGCCCCAATAGATTCATCTCGTTTAGGATTATTTTTCTCTCCAATAAAAGAATTAAATATGGATATTATAAAATCTTTTGGAGAATTTAATATTGATAACTATATTGGTGACCCATCTGATGAATATAAAGAAACTTATAGAGAATTAGATGAATTGCGTGAATATTATTTTCAGAGGTTAGATAGAAACATTAATGAATATATTCAATTAGTAAAATATATTAATAAATCTTTATTTGATGTTTTGATTGATTTAGCCCCAGCAAGAGCTAAGGTTTCAAAAGGTTTGTTAATAGAACCACACTATTTAGAAAGAAGTAAAACACGCTGGGATAAACCAGTTTCGTTAAGAAATGATTTTGAAACATCTATTAATACATTTAACGATATAAGTATTAATTTAACATACGATGTTTATAATAGTGAATTAGATTTAAATAATTCTACAACATTAGTGGGTGATATAAATAATTATGAAACAACAATAAACCTTGATTCTGAAACACAATTAGATTCATCGTATCTTACTTATACTACTGAAATAAATTTAGATGATAATACTATTTTAGAAGCTATCGCTCCTTTTTATAATGCTGAAATCACAGTACCAAATGGTGCTACATTAAGTGGAGAAGCAGATGTATTTAATATAGAAATTATCGGAATGGAAAAAGATTCTATATCAAACTTAGGTTATGGTCTTTTTGCAATAGGTGGAGTTGGTATTTTTAAAAAGTATGATTTTCTTGGAAATTATACTCAAAGTAGACAAAATATTTATTTAGTGAAGGAACAAAAAAACCGAAAAGTATCAACACAAGTTTCTGGATACCCTACAAATGGAGCAGTATCGGGCTCGCAAGTAAAATACGAAGATGTTTTAGTTCCATACAATAAATTCAGAGTTTCTTTAATTCCATTTAGTGGAAGTTTAGTTGTGGGTAATGAAATAGTTTCAGTCACACCTTTAAATGGTTATTTACCAAGTCATTACCGATATGTTAATAATTTAGGTGAAGGTATGATACGTTCTTTTTGGAAGGGTTCTCAACAAACCACAGCAACAACACCTGATGGGTTATCTCCAGTAGAAACATTTACAACCAATCCTAACATACTTAGAGTGGCTAAGACCGGTAGAGGTAGTGGTGAACCAATACTTGAAGTTGATTAAAATTGAAAATAATAATTGGTTATATTTATTTTAGAAATAAAGCATTAAAAACAATATCAAATGGCATATTTAGATAATACCGAAATTACCGTAGATGCTATCTTAACTAAAAAAGGTAGACAAAAGTTAGCATCTGGTCAATCATTAAACATCACCAAATTCGCTTTGGGTGATGATGAAATTGATTATACATTATATGAACCGGCACACCCAAAGGGGTCAGCTTATTATGATTCTGCAATTAGAGCAATTCCTATTACAGAAGCAACTCCTGATGAAACTCAGGTTTTAAGATATAAATTAGTAACTCTACCAAAAGGAACTGTTCAAATTCCTTTAGTTAAATTAGGTGTACCTTCAATTGGTGTCACCCAATTAGAAGGTGGTGTAGGACTATCACCAACAACAAATCCGCCGAGTAACCAATCAGCTGGATATACAATGGTATTAGCTGACCAAACAGCTGGTACATTAACTGTAACAAAAGGAGCAACAGCAACAGGTACTGTTCCTGTTTTCTTAGGAGAAGAAGTTTCAACAACTGCACAAGTTGTAACTGGACTAGAATTTAGATTCACTCCAAACCCATCATTGACATTTGATGTATCAACAACAATTACTGTTTTTGGAAATGAAACAGGCGGTTCTCAAACTATACCTGTAACAGTAACTTATCAATCTTAAAATTAAAATAGAATATGGCACTAATAAATGACCCTAATGTAACCGCCCAATTAGCAGCATTAGCAAATCAGGGAACAATTGATACAAACGCAATTGTATCTTTGTTAAACTCTGTTTTACCAGCAGGACAACAAATTGCAGTTGGTTCGGGTGTTACAAACGGAATATACAAAAGATTTGGAGATTTTGATAAGGTAAATGCAAAAGTAGAAGTTGTAACAACTGGATTATGGTCAAATGATTCTGGTTCTTTAACTTCATTTTTTACCTCATCAACCCAAGTAAGCGCAACAAGCGGACAATACTACTATAATATTTATAACGAAAACCCAACAACTTATTCTTCGGCAGAAGTTCAGTATGCAGTAGCTTATGGACACGTTGATGGAAGTGGCTCAGTAAGTTTAGCAACTGATGATAATTCATTATTAGCAACTAAAGCAACTTACGCTCAATACCGTACAATGTTATTGGATGACCCTACTGCTAAATTCAAATTTGAAAATGGAAGCGGAGTAGCAACTGAATCAAATAATATTTATATTATCAATATAGCTAGAGCAAGATTTAGAGAGGAAATGGATGCTGGAAACTGGTCATTAAAACTTTCTGGTTCAAATGGTTTATTTACATTTATAGATGATAGTGGTAAGAAATTCGGTGATACATTGGGTAAAGCTGGTAGGGTATTTAAAGTAGTATCCGGTTCTCTAAACTTAGGAACTCAAAATGAGGCAACAATAGTATCAACAACATCATCGAATGGTCTTGGATATGGATTATTTTATCCTGATAAAGGTATAGTAGTTTTAAATCCATCAGCAGTTGGAACTATTGTAGGAAATGTAGGAGGCGTTGGACAGACTAATACTGGAAGTTTAGTAGGTGGAGTATTAACAACTCATGAAGCTGTTAATCATAAATTATTACATTTTGCAATTCAGAAAGGTGGTGATTTTGAAGCAAGAAGAACTGAAGATGTATCAACTCAACATTTCTTTGTAAGAGCAACAAATAGAGAATTTAATTATTCTAATAACCCAACCGCAATTAATACTGATGGTACTTTTGCAGAAAGCACTTTTAATACTGACCCACAAACATTTATTACAACAATAGGTCTTTACAATGATTCTAATGAAATGATTGCTGTAGCTAAAACCTCACAACCAATCGTCAAATCATTTGATAAAGAAGTCCTTATAAAAGTTAAACTTTCATTTTAATACAAATAAAAATTTAATTTAAAAAAACCCCCGAAAGGGGGTTTTTCGTTTGAGAAATATTTATATAAAATAAAAATAAATGTTAAAAGAAATACCAAAATCGGATGTAGTAATTAGACCTTTTAAAGTTTATAAAGAATGGGTTTTGGATGAAAATGATATAAATCCTATTTTTGGAAAAAGTGGAAGTTTGGGTAATTATGATGAGGAGATAGAAGAAAAATCTTATGGTATAGCAAAAATACCCTTTTATCATTCAATAAAAGCACAATTCTATACAAACCCATCAACAGGTTCGATACTAACTGAAGTTGGTAAAAGAATTTCATATACTTCAAAAAATGAAAGAGTATTAAACAATCAGTTAGTTGTTTTTTCTATTCCACAATCATATTATGGCGAAGGAATTAAACCGGGAAGTTTTATTTTTACTGATGGTGTAACATCTAAAACATATACTGATGATTTATTTTCAAATATACAAGATTCGGGAAGTAATATTGCCGGTAATATATTTTATGATAGAGGTTTGGTTGTTTTTACACGTGATATAGTAAGCGGTTCAACATTTAGTGGTTCTTTTTCTTTAGCTTATCGTTCAACAAAAACTATATATGAAAATGAAATATTTATTTCTGTTTTAGAAAATGAATTTAATGTTTCACAAAACCCAACAGCTATTGATTGGAATAGTGATAAAACATATGGTAAAATAAAATTGTATTCAATTACATCATCAATAGATTCTTCAAAAGTAGGCGGGTTTGGCGAATACGATTATAGTTCCTCAGTAGATTTGACTGGTTCATACTTAGCTCCATATATAACAACAATAGGTTTATACGATAACGAACTTAATATGGTTGCGGTAGCAAAATTACCACAACCAATAAAATCTTTACCTGATTATCCTTTAAATTTTATTATTCGTTTAGACACATAAGGTTATATTTATATAGAGATAAAATTATAAAAAATGCCAACAATCAGAGATATGTACGCAAAAACTCCTCCAAAAACTGGAGCAGCTAATGTAAAAGGTGTAGATACAACACCAATCGGTATTGATAACCCCAGAGGTGAGATGAAACCTTCAAAGGATTTAATCAAAGATGAAAAAAGATTGTTTAAAGCTAGAGGTGGGGTATTAAAAACTAAAAAATACTCATCCAATCCATCGCTAAGATAATATGAGTTGGAAATTTAAGGGAAATATTGTTACGGAAGAAAATACACCCGATGGTGCTATTGGTTTTGTTTATAAGATTACACATATTCCTACTGGTAAGACGTACATAGGTAAAAAATCATTAAAGCAAGTCCGCCGGCTAAAACCCCTAAAAGGAAAGGTTCGTAAAAGAGTAGTTCGTAAAGCATCTGATTGGGAAACATATTATTCATCAAATGAATGGATTAAAGAAGAAATAAAGGCAGGTAGGGTTGGAGATTTTGAGAGAGAAATTATTCAGTTTTGTTTTTCAAAAAAATCACTCACATATTGGGAAGTTTGGTGGCAATTTAAAATGGAAGTTTTGTCTAATCCAAATTCATTAAATGAAAATATTTTAGGAAAATTCTTTCGAAAGGATATATATTAATAAATACACGTTATGACACTTACAGAAATTTGTAAAAAATATGGCATTTCAGATGCATATTTAAATTCAAAAGATGATGCACACTCTATCGCAGCTGCATCATTATTAGACCTTAAACAATTTGTTCTTGCGAATCAACCTAGAGAAGAAGTAGCAAATAAATTACAATTTTTATCTGATTTTTTATTGGATGTTAAAAATTCATACGGCGGATAAATATATTTGGTTTATTCAAAAAATAGTTGTATATTTACTTAGTTTTTGTGGATATAACCTAAATTATGTTATCGGCTAGAAATAAG